TGTTATATCATTTATTAGTTCATCAAGAGTATCTTTATCACCTTCAATTACTAAATTATTTCTACACCAATTAGGCATTATTCCTCCTCATTTATTTTAATAGAATTAAATTCTCTTATTAATTTATTATTAGCTTCAGCTAAATCAAATACATCTGATATCTCATCTTTCATTAGTCCTCCTTTGCTAGCCAGTATGCTTCTAATTCACCAGCACAATTTTCACAATATGTTTCGCCATTGATATATGCACCACCGTTATGTGTGTGATGCCAGTTATCACATTTGAAACATTGTAACCAACCACCCATTATTCTTCCTCCTGTATAGTAAATTGAATAGTTATCTCATTACCATTTTCTTCTACAATAAGAAAATCTTTTTGTATTTTATCTAATAATGTATATAGTTTTTCTTTTGTCATAGCAATTATTCTTCTTCGTCTAGAGTTTCTTTATTAATTTGATATAACATTGCCTCAAGTAACATCGCACTATGAGTACGTGTACTGTCTATAACTCTGTCATTTTTAGACCAGTTAATTAAGTCTCTTATTAACCATAAGATTATTCTCGTTAACTGTTTGTTGTTTAATAGTTGTAATTTATTTAACGCTTCTTCCATATTATGTCCTTTCATATGTGTCTGTATGCAGATGCACGCAAGACAAATGTAAAGCGTGCAGATGCATATGTTTTAATTAGAAGGGTGAGTCATTGAATATAAACTCACTTCTTACAATGTTTAACGCACTTAAATCGCTATCAATTTTCTCATCTATTTGTCCTTCATGGTATGAAGTAATAGCATCGACAAGCATTTGATTTAACGTGCTTACTTGTGAAGCATTAAGTAACGGTTTTAGCGTATCTAATGCGTTTTTTATTTCGATTATGTTATCCATAGTATTCCTTTCATAGTGTTATATATTATACATACATGCCTGACTTAACAGACATGTATATAATATTTATCTAAATGCTAGTCGCATTTGTGTTAACTTGCTTAATGGTCTACGAGATACTTCCCATAAATCCTCGCCTCGCATATATGCTTGGCTTGCACAATCAACGTAATGTATATTTAATGGATACTTAATTAGTTCTCCATTACTATCTTTCTTCGTACTAGGTTTCCAGTACGCATCTTTATAGAATATAATCGGGTACGTACATACTCGACATACTTTCTTATTCTTAAATTTAGCCATAACTTAATTCCTTTCTTTGACTAATTACTTACAGAACATAACATATGTTCTATAGTACCTACCAAAGGGGTGATAGGTACTAACAACATACTGTTTAGTATGCGGCTTCTTCAGCCATAACTTCTACAGCAACTTCCTCCTGAACATCTTCGGATACTTCCTTGATGTTACTTGGATGAGTTGGACTGGATTTACTTAACTCCCAGAATGCTTTCTTAGAAACATGCGTTGGAACATTCTTATATTCCTTAGTTTCTTTATCGAATACTGGTGTCCAGACTAGGTCACTCCATTGAGTAATAGTCTCTCCAGTTATTGCGCACACTCTAGGTGTATCCATTAGATTTGCCATAGTATAATCTCCTTTCTTAATCTATTTTATAATTGATTATTTATAGCTGACATACATATATTTATATATATATCCAAAAGTCTGTCCGACTCTCAGAAGTCGGAAGGACAGACTTTAAGATATGTATAAATTAAGATAATTCTGAGTGACCTAACTCAATAGGTTCTTGTATATCCATATATGGAAAATGATGTTCACAAGTTTTATTCTCAAGTATCTCATCACTCCACATATTCATATCACATTTTATACAGTTAAACATTATAGTTATCCTTTCTTCGAGACGTTCTCGACTACTTTGTAGTCGGGAGAGAACGTATCATAGTTTATTATATTGTATAGGAAATCATTAGGCAGTAAGGGAACTTAAATAGACTACATACTGTTTTATTTAACTGTATATACTAAGTATCTTACCTGACTTCCAGAAGTCTGGAAGGTAAGATACAGTATATAGAAAATTTAGTAGGTTAATTCTTTTATTGGTCATAGTATAGTCTTTGACTACCATATGTTAACCTGACCTGTCTCTATATTATACGTATGTCTAGAAATATATGCTGGTAATTCTTTACAGAAACCCCAGTAAGTACGGGCGTTAGCGGGCATTAGGGGTAGATGTTTGACCTAACAAGTTCTTGAGTCCTTGGGTACTGCCTTTGTCTTTCTAGTGTACTGTCTCGCCAGTCAGCAGCTTTCCGCATCCCGATTGCAACTTCACCTGTAACAAAATACTTGTGTTAAGTGTTTGTAATAAACAGGACTATACCATATAATTCTCACTATACAAACATCTAAAGGAAGATAGTTAAATGTCACAAAATGTAATCTGTATAGCAGAGGGTTGTAGAAAGAAATTAACAGGCAAACAGCGCAAATTTCACTCTACTACCTGCCAAAAACGACAGTTTGCTAGAGACAAAAGACATAACACAAAGGCTGACATAAAACCTATTAATATAGAACGTAAATCAGACGAAGGTGACTATGCTAGTGTTAGAAGAGGTCAGTATTACCGAGCTTTCGTAAGTGAAGGAATAGCTGACCAAGTTGCAACAGGCGACATGACGGTAGCTGACGCGGCTTCCCTCCTCGGTTGTACTTCAGCTACTGTTAGTCGCATGCTCGCTGCCTACAAGATAGACAGTAGAAACTCTATAGCAGCAGAAGATTGGGAGTTATCAGAGGATGCAAAGAATGCATTAGAAAATTTTGCTACCTTCCGACAAAAATACTTCCGAACCGAACTAGGTAAGCAGTATGACACCGCGCCTTTTCATACTAACTGGATAAATAACATTATAGATAGTATAGAAAACGGTAAAGAACTCTTAATATTAAGCCCCCCTAGACATGGAAAGACAGAACTGTTAATACATTTTGCTGTGTACCAGATATGCAAGAATCCAAACACACGTATCATGTGGGTAGGTGGAAACGAAGATATAGCTAAAAATGCCCTTAGCGCCGTCCTAGACGTGCTTGACACGAACGAAGAGCTAAGAGAGGCATATTGTATGCCAGGTACATCTTTTAAACCAGATAACCGCTCTGGTAAGAACTGGTCACAGAATCAGTTTACTGTAGGTACACGAACTGTTGCAGGTATTAAGTCACCGACAATGGTTGCTGTAGGTAAGGGTGGAAAGATTCTATCACGTGACTGTGACATAATTATTGCTGATGACATTGAAGACCACCAAACTACTATGCAACCTGGTGCAAGAGAAAGTACTAGACAATGGTGGACTACTACCCTATCAAGTCGTAAAGAGGAACACACAGCTGTAATTGTTATTGGGTCTAGACAGCACCCTGATGATTTATATAATCACCTTTTAGAGTCAGATAACTTTACAACAATAGTAGAAACAGCACATGCTATGGATTGTCAAATACCAGAACATAATGAAGAAGAACATATTGAATGTATGTTATGGGCTAAAAAACGTTCTTTTAAATGGTTAATGTCCAGGTTACATTCTGCTGAATCTACAGGTGGTAGACAGACATTCGAGATGGTGTACTATAACCAAGCTTATGTAGAGGGTACACAGATATTTACTATGAACATTATTGACCAATGTATGCGTGCAGATATGGTTATGGGACAAAAATATAATAATTTATATTTAGTTGCTGGACTCGACCCTGCATCATCTGGATACCAAGCATCTGTATTATGGGGAATAGACCAATACAGAGCTGAGTTATACCTTATAGATTTAGAGAATAGACGTGGTGGGGGAGTGAGAGCTGCTTTAGACCAAATGGCTGATTGGTTACATAGATATGATTGTAGACATTGGATAGTAGAAGAAAACGGTTTCCAATCTGCAATACGACAAGATGCAGGTATTAAAGAATTTACACTACGTAGTGGTATTACAATACAAGGACACCTAACAGGTAAAAACAAACATGACCCACTATATGGTGTAGGAGCTATGGCAGATTTGTTTGAAAATAGAAAAATACATCTACCTACTGGTGATGGAGAATCTAATGCAAAGGTACAGAAATATCGACAACAACTGTTATACTTTGATGGAAAACCTGTTTCTAAGCGAAACAAGGAAAAAACTGATATAGTTATGGCTAGTTGGTTTCCGATGAAGGTTTTTAGGCGTATGCAAAAAGAGCATGCTGCTGATATAGGATTGGATTACAACCCTAGTTATGGAGAATACAAGATGACAGATATGAATGACGCACCATGGGGATAGAAAACTTAGACATTAAATCTTATAAAGAGATTGTTAGAAATGCTTCCGAGTTAACTTCTGGAAAGCTAGTACAAGAAAGACAAATTTCTAAAGCTAGAATAAAAGCTATTCTTAATGGTGGTGCAGATGGCATTAAAGCATTATTGGGTAATACAATGGAAACCTCTGATGCTGATTTATTACCAGCTCCTAACATGTTGCAGTCTGGTATTGACAGACTTGCACAAAAGATTTCAGGTATACCTCAAGTACGAGTAGATGTACCTAACGACAATGACTCTACTAGAAGTAAAATGCGTGCTGACAAACTAGAACGTATTGTTACTAACTATGATGACAAACAAAATCTTAATTTACAATTAGCACAAGCATCTAGGTGGTTACCTGGATATGGTTTTTGTGCATGGGTTATAACAACTAAAAGAGATACTAATGGATTTATATATCCATCAGCAGAACTAAGAGACCCATACGATACATTCCCAGGAAACTTTGGACCTGACCAACAACCAAGAGAAATGGCTGTAGTAAGACGTGTACCTAGGTATAAACTTGCACAAATCTATCCAGAGTTTGCTGACGAAATATTAAAAGTAGATGAAGATGAAACAGCTGATAACAACTACTCAGAAACAGCTACACCGTTTATGTCTTATGAAAATAACAGAGAACAAGGTTGGGAAGATAACACATACTCTGGTGTAAGAATTATTGAATATTATGACATGGGTGGTACTTATGTAGTATTCCCAGAACGTAATATGATTCTTGACTTTATACCAAACGTATTATCTACACCACCGTTTGTGTTTATGAAACGTATATCTTTTGACCATCTAAAAGGACAATATGACCATGTAATTGGTTTAATGTCTATGATGGCAAAAATTAATATTATGTCTTCAATAGCCATGGAAGATGCAGTATTTACAGAAACTAACATATCAGGAGAGATAGAATCTGGACAATACAGAAAAGGTAGATTTGCAGTAAATTATCTAGCTCCAGGTACGCAAGTTTCTAAACCAATGAATAACATGCCGTATCAGTTATTCCAACAAGTAGATAGATTGGAAAGACAGTTACGTATGGTTGGTGGTTACCCAGTTACTGATGATTCACAGTCACCTAACTCTTTTGTTACTGGTGCAGGATTGTCAGAATTGAACTCAACTATGTCATTAATGATTAATGAATATAGAGAAATAGTTAAACAAGCATTAGAAGACATGGACTCTAAGAGATTAGAGCTTGATGTAGTCTTATCTTACTCACAAGGGATTGCAAAAAAACCTATGGCAGGTTTTCTTAAAGGTTCTGCATTTAGTGAAAACTATAAACCACTAGCTGATATTGCTGGTGATTACAATACCAGACGTATCTATGGTGTTATGGCTGGATTTGATGAGCCGCAGAAAATTGTAACTGGTTTGCAATTGCTACAAGCAGGTGTTATAGACGTAGAAACACTACAAGATAACATTGATGGTTTAGAAAATATAGCTAAGGTACAAGAACGTATTAGAAAAAATAAAGCAGAGGGTGTTTTGTTTGATTCTATATTAGCTAGGTCATCACAAGGCGACCCTGCAGCAACAATGGCTGCTATTGCTATCTATGAGTATCCAAACGAAGTTACTGAAATTATGAAACAGTTTTATACTCCTGAAGAACCACAGATGACACCTGAACAAGAAGCTTTAATACAACAACAGATGGCACAAGCGATGGGAGGACAAGGTGGACCGCCAACAATGGCACAAGCATTTGGAATGTAATATGGAAGAATTTGTAGAAGCAGAGTTTTGGGATATGGTTTATAACGAATATGGTGTTATGGACGAAATGGATATATTATCTGAAAACATAACAGAAATTATTACACCTAGTACAGGTATAATTATATTAATAACTAAGGATTTTCATAATGGCAAAGACTCGAACTAGCGGTAGAGGTGGTTATAGACAACCATCAGACCCAGCTCCAGTAGCTACACCAGATAGAAATAGAACAGATGGTGGTGCAGGTAGTAAAACACAACCATTAAGAAGAATGCCTGGTGTTGGTTATGGAGAACAAAAAGACTTAACTCAACAACAACAGATTGCTCCATTACCTGTAGCCAATCAACCTGTAGTTGCACCTAATATTTTTGCACCAACTGAACGACCTGGTGAACCAGGTACTCAAGGTGTACCAATAGGAGCAGGAGCTGGTCCAATGAAGATACAAGACAACACAGATACAATTTTACAAGCTATATACGAAGTTAATCCATCACCTGTTATATTAGAAATAATTAATAATAGGCAGGGTTAATGGGTTTCATTCTATATGACCGTAATGAATATTACGATATACTGCGTGGTGCAAATCAAGATTCATTACAATCAGGTCAATACAAATCAGCTTTAACAGACAACAATCAAATAATTAAAGATATGGAAGTTTATGCAGAAAGATTTCCAGAATTACCTGCTGACGTATCTGCAGGACTAGCTATTGCTGGTGTTCCACCAGATTATGCAGCTGTAAAAGAAATTGCACAAGATATTACTAACAATAAAGTTGTAGCTACAGCAGGATTATGGAACGAGTTACAACAAAAATACCGATATGAGCATACTGAAAACAATATGAAGATGTCTATTGGTGATTTGTTAACAGGTGGTTTAATGCCAGGTGGAGCTAAACCAGGTGATGTCCAATACGGTGTATGGGCATTTGCTGCTTTAGATGCATTATTTCAAACTGTAGGTCCTTCTGGTAAATGGTCAGTATTATCTTCTGTAGTTAATGCTGTAACACCAGGACAACCTATGGTAGTAGGTAGGTCACAAGCATACCTAAGAGATTTAAAACAATACGATAACCTACTTAAAAAAGGTTATACACCACAAAAAGCACAAAGTATGTTGCAAATTGACCTAAGTCAAACTTCTGTAGAGAATTTAGGTAAAGAAGGTGAGGGTATAGATAATATAAAGAAACACATAGATATGTTACAAGAAGCTCACAATATGGGTGGCGAACCAATATTAGCTAACATGTGGAGAAATGTAGTACAAGGTAAACCACTTAACTTTGATAGAGCTACAAAAATATCTATGGAATCTGTTAAAGCAGAAAATACACCTTATTACAAAGATTTAACAGAAAACTATGGTATGACACCAGAAAGTGCTAGAGCTTTTATATATGAAAATATTGGTGAGCCATTAAAAGAATATGATGAAAATGGTGAAATACATTATACATCTGCATATAACCCTAACAAAGTTAACTTTTATGCAGGTAGACGTAAGCAAAAGTATTTCTGGGCTGGACAAGATGAACAAGATTTTTATAGACCTGAATGGGCAAACAAAGATATATTACTTGAATACTCACCAGGTAAAATAACTGCATCAGAATTTTATGAGCCAGGCTCTAGAGCGTTCGATTTGTTGTCTGGTGGTCTTGATGCTTTTTATCAAATAGGTCCTGAAATATTAGCAGGTAAAGGTATCAGAGGCGTAAAGAATTTAAATAAAGGTTTACGTGGTGTAAACAAAGCATTTGACTTGTTTGACAATGGTAAGCTAGTTAAGTCAGGTAAAACAGTTAAGATATCTCCTAGAGCGCAAGCTGATGAGATACTTCGTACTGTTGGTGATGAAATAGATGGACAAACAGGTAAAGGAGATATTAATAAATATCTAGACAATAATGGTAGATTTATTAAAGATAAAGAATACCGCAAAGATTTTACATCTACTAGAAAAGCTTTAAAGAAACTTAAAAAAGAAAATACACTATTTGGTAGAGTGCCTAGGTTTTTTCAAACAACACAGGATGAAATACTTAATCAACCTACTAATGTAGCATTTTTTAAAACACTTGCTGATACAGGACCAGACCAATTAGCTTATATACAAACAAATCCTATAACTAGAAACTTACCTGGACAAATACAAAAAGCTATTACACAAGAAGATGACTGGTTAAAAATACAAGATTTGTATAGTCAGATGATTGGTAAGTCTGGATTCCAAATTACTAATAAAGCTGGAGAAGCTGTACCGTATACATTGCCTGGTAGGTTAATGCCTAAAACTGGTTCTTTAGTTACAAACAGAGTATTGCAAAAAACAGGTATTAATCCTAATGCTGCATATAGAACATTTGGTAGCTGGGCTGGTGAAAAAGCTAGAAAAGTTAGAGAAGTTATACCTACAAAACCTACACGTTTACTTAGAGTAGAAAACTCAGTTGACGAAGTAGTAGACACTATGGATAGTGTAGGTAAAACTTATCTTGCACGTAAAGCTGACCAAGGTGTTATGAGTTACACAGAACAACTAGCAGAGGGTATAGAGTTACCTGCATTTGAAAGATACTTAGGTTTTAGTTCTAACTTTAATGCTAGCTACAATCCTTGGTTTAGAAAAACATTAGGTGTTATTCCTGAAATGGGTATACCACTTAATAATATTGAAGTAGGTTATAGACAACTTGGTTCACATTTGCAAGTTAATGGTTATGACCCAGGTGAAGCATCTAAAATATTAAATAACTTTTTAGATATAGACCCAGGTGATAAAACAGCTATTAGGAAATTTGCTAGTGAACAATCAAGTCGTGACGTAGAACTTGTTAAAGCTAGAGGTGGTAACTGGACATATGTCGCAGAAGCTGCACAAGAAATGTTTTCTGGACAAGATAAAATGAAAATATATGCTACTGGTAAAAATAATAAAATACTTCCTAACATAGGTTCTAATTACAAAGGTTATGAAATAGATGAGTTAGGTAACGCAGTTAACAATAAAGGTGAACTTGTTACTACTATGACAGCTTCATTGTTTGATGAAATGCAAGATAACATTGCACCGTTACTTGATTATAGGTTGCTTAACAAAGCTATGGGTAAAATGTTTAAACCTTACGAAAAAGTTGGCGAAGGTAATTTTGTTAAATCAAGTTTTAGACATGATATGACTCAATGGACAAAGTATCATGCTCCTTGGTCTAAAGATTCAAAGAATGCTGTAAATCCTTTTGAACCTGGTGTTATATCAGTTAAACGACTAGAAAACAATATGTTTACAAACCTTACAAATTTCTATACAAGAAATGTATTTAAACCTTTAGTGCTTATGAGAGCTGCATTTTTTACACGTGTGTTTATGGAAGAGCAAGCACGTATGGCTGTAAAAGGTTTATCAGGAATATACAACAAACCAATAAGTTATTTACAATGGTTAGCTGCTCATAATCCTAATTCTAAAGTAGGTAAGATACTTGAAAGTATGCCTTTATCTAAATACAAAGGTGCTACTTATAATGAAGATGCTATTGATTTTCTTATGCAAGAAGAAGTTATTGAGGCTATGCAAAAAACATTTAAACCTACTGACATAGGTCCAGCAGGTAAAAGAAATAATAAATATCTAGAATATCTTGGTAAACAAAAATCAGAAATGACTGTTAATGAAATTGGAGAATCTATATATTCAGAACTTAGACATTTACGTAATGACCCATTGTCACAAAAAGTAGCACAATATGGTTATGGTTCTGAAGAATTAAACAAATGGATACTTAGTCCAGCAGGTAGAGAAGCTAGGTTAATGCTTGTAAGTAAAGGTGGTAATAAATGGTCAGAAATATTAAAAGATGGTTCTGAAGCTGTTGACCAACATTTACAATTTTTAGAATCAAGAATACGTATATCTTCTGGTGGAGAAATAATAAACGGTAAAGATATAGTTAAACAACTTGATGGTTCATATAAATATCAAATAAGACCTAATACAAATACAGGTAATGCTTCTATTAGAAAAATGATTGCAGAAGGTAAACTAAACAAATTTGGTACTGATGGAACTGGTAAAAAAGAAACTATTGAGTTTTTTAGTAATGAAGCCAATCTTATGAAAGAGTTTAAAAAGAAAAAAGTTGTCGATGAACTTAAAAAATATTATAACAAAGAAGATGGTATTGACCCTGGAACTATGACTGTTGTCAGAAACACTATAGATGAAACTACAGATAAAGGTTTCTTAGGACAGTTTGAAGATGCTATGGAAATATTCTATCAAAAAGTATTTGATAATTTAATGTCTAAACCAATAGGTACTTTAAATAGGTCAACAACATTTAAACAATTTAGATGGATGTTTATTGGTGAACGATTTGAAGATTTTAGTACAGGGCTTAGAAACAAATTTATTAAAGAAGCTGTTGATTCTGGTGTACCACAATCAGTTATACAAGAGTTACGTGGCTTTAGTAAAATATATAAACCTGGAAAAATAGACGATTATCAAGCTATGAACATAGAAAGTAAAGCTTATGGCTTAGCAGGTGTTAAAGAACTATTGTACGATACAAAACAAAAACATACTATATCTGACAAACTTGTAAACATATTTCCATTTGCTGAAGTATGGTTTGAAGTATTCCAAACATGGGGTAAATTGTTTGCACAAAACCCATATGTACTTAGAAAAGGTTATGTAGGTACTAGAGGTGCTACATCAGCAGATGCATTAGGACCTAGTTCAGGTGATGGTTTCTTTGTTCCTAATCCACAAGACCCACAAGAAGATATGTTTGTGTATCCATTTGGTGGCTTTATGTCTAATTTAATTTTAGATGATGAGTTATCTGATGGTGAGCAAGGATTACAAATATCTCCTAGAGGTTATGTACAAGGTATTAACTTACTAGGACAGGGATTTGTACCTGGACCTAACCCATTTGTAGCATTTGGTATAGATAAAGTATTACCTTCTATAGAAACAGCAAGTACAAAAATGGGTGCTAAGTATGGTTGGGCTAATGATTTAGAAAAAATGTTATTTGGAGATTTTCCACCACCAGAAAAAGCAACTGATATTGTATCTATATCTCCTGTGTACAAAAAATTATCTGCTTGGTTATTTACAGGAAGTGATGATTTTGATGTTATAACAGATGCAAGTTCAGAAGCAGAACGTATGAGAGCTAAAGCTACTATAGATTTGTATAGATGGGGTGTATCAGCTGGTGAACCAGAGAGATTGTATAATGCTGGCAAGTTAGATACATACATACAAAAACTACAACCAGGTTTAGCTTTAGGTGATGTTAACCAAGGACAGATAGAAAAAGCTTATTTAGAGTATGCTAAAGAAAAATCTGGTACATTGTTTGGTTTTCAGTTCTTATATCAATTCTTTGGACCTACAGGTTTTCAACCTGAATACTTTATTGATGATGAACAAGGTAATCAATGGGGTCAAGCAGTTCTTTATGAAGAGTACACTAGGATTAGAGAAGAAAATCAAGGTAATGATATAGCTACATACAACGAGTTTTTTGAATTATATGGTGTAGAACATCCTTATTTACTAAGTCCTAGAACACAAGCAGAAACAGGCAAACAACCTTATAGTGTTCGTGTACAAAACTTTCAAAAAGAAAATTCTGAAATCTTTGATTCATTAGAACTTAGTGGTTATTACTTAAATATAGATAATCCTTTTGAAGAAAAAAACTATAATGACATTGTAAGAGAAAAATCTTTACTTAGTCCTGACCAATATCGTAGAAGTGTAAATGACACTATAGGTTTCTTTAGATATAAAACATTTACTAAAAATCTAGATAAAACAGGATTAGATAGTAATACTAAAACAATTGTTAAAAGATTATACAGAGAAGAATTAAAATTAGCTTTACCTGGATTTCAAGCTGATGAGTATGGTTTATTATCACCACCAGCTATAAAAGATATCTTTAATGAAATGAAAACACAATGGTTAGTTAATCCAGCAATTATGGAACTAGATGCAGCTAAAGGATTTGCACAAGCGATGATACATTGGAAAGAAGCAGAAGAATTATCTGCATTATATTCTGCTACACAAAACCCTGATTGGTGGTTAACATCAGAAGACGTTAAAGCTAAAGGATTACGTATATGGATGTATAATAAAGCTAATCAAGCTATGCAAGATTATCCAGACTTTTACCCAGTATGGACAGGTGTTATGTTAAAGTTATATAGAGACGACCAGGAATATTTAGATTATTTACCAGAAAGATAATAAATGACAAAAAAATTAGGACAGTTACTAGCTAAATTTAATAAAGAAGTTCTTGGTGCTGTTAATCAAAACATAGAAGATTTAAATAATATTAATGATTTAATTAAACAAGCTGGACCAAAGTTTATTGAGTATTTAGATGCTAACTGGGAAGTTACTTCTGATGCAGATAGAAAAGCTAAAGCAAAAGCATTAGAACAAATAAGAGGTGATATGCCTTTATCAGGGGCAATAACCAACTTTAAAGAAGGTTTTGATGAAGAAATGTCTGGAGTTACTACAACAGATGATGACGTAGAAGTAACTCAACAAGTTGGACCTACACAAACAGCAGCAGGTATTGCAGCTGGTATAGAAAGTGGACCTTCAGAACCTGACCCTGACGCTCCAACACAACCAGTAGAAGTAGGTAGTGATTTATTAGATATTAATTTATTTGAACAAATAAGTAAAAAAGTTAACTTAGATGACCCGTTGTCTATAAAAACCTATATACAAAATAATCCAAATATAAGTCAAGCAGAATTACAATTCTTACAATCAGCTGCTGATGGTGCGCCATTAAGACCTGTCCTAAATGCTGATGGTACAACAAGTTTGTTACCTTTTGCTGGGCATTTTGAAGGTACACCTGTTACAGGGATATTAGATAACTATGCATCAGAAGATGAAATAATAGCATTTCAAAACTTTTTAACTGACAATAATTTAGTTCCAGATAATTATTTTGCAGAAAGTATTGGTGAATCTAGCGAAAAACTTAGAACATCTATACAAATGGTAATGAACTGGATAGATACCAATATGTATGCTGTAGAGGGAACAGAAACTTATAAAGCTATTATGAGAGAAACAGAGTTAGCACCTGTATATTTTTCACAAACACAAGCTAAAGTAAACGATTGGTCTTTTGCTAGAAACTTATTTAATGCTGGATTAAAAGAACTTGCAGCTAAACAAGTTAAATTAGATGAAGCTGATGAAGCAGAAGCTGCTAAAAAACTTGCTGCTGAATACATACCTCCATCACAAGGTTCATTAGAAGAAATGGTAGAAGGTTATTTTGAAGCTAAGTTAGGTAGAAAACCTACAGAACAAGAGTTAGATACATGGTCTACAAACTTTGCAAGTAGTTATTCTGTTGCTTATGCACAAGCTAGAAGTAAAGCAGAAGAATTAGAAAGCTATAACTTTCTTACTTCACAACCAGAGTATGCAGGTATAGGTCAATCACAAATAGAAAATTTACAAGAACAATATCCAGGTAGAGGAACTGTAGATTTATCTATGTTTTCTCTTGCAACTCCTGCTGAAATTAGCGCACAACAATTTGAAGATGAGTATGGTAATGTAGTAGAAGCTACACAGAATGCTAAACAAGTTAGAAAGATGCAACAAGATATGTTGACATACATGTTCGGAGGATAATGGCTGAAGAAACTACTGGTAAAATACAAGATTATTCTATGAAAGGTTTAGATTTTTTAGGTAAAGCTGTTGCTCCTATAGATGAAGCATTTGAAGTAGGTATACCTAAATTACTTGCTAACACTGCTGCTGCTCCATTTGCACAAAATTTAGTAAAAATATTTAGACAACTTACTTTAGTTAACCTAGGTGTAGCTGTAACTAAAGGTTTATATGAATCAGAAATAATGGGTGAAAACTATCAAAACTTATTAAAAGACCCAGATAATCCAGAATATATTGCTGAACGAGATAGATTAAATCAACAAGGTATACAGGCATTTAGTGAACACATGTCTACATATGACCCTTCAATAAGGTTTATAGATAAATTTACTGAAGAAAAATTAGGTTTTAATCAAACTGATGCAGCAACTAAAGTATATGGTGGAATAAAAAATTTGTTTGGAGGCGGTAAAAAATGAACGAAGGTCCAGTAATAGAAGGTAAAGATTTTGTAATACCTGATGCTCCTGCCAAATTTAGTGGAGGATTAAAGTCTGATTGGAAAGGTACAGAGATAATTTATGTTGAAGGTGAAGGGTATAAAATAATTATTGATTTAGGTAATTATTCATATGCTCTTGATTTACCAGATGATTTAACTTTAAAAGATATTAGTAACTATTACGATAATCGTACTGAACCTAAAATTACTGACAAAGAAGAAAGAGATGCTAGACAATCACAAGGTATTACTGTTATGTCTGAAGACCAGTTTGATGCTGGATTTTTAAATGGTGACAAACTTGTTAGTGTACCTGCATCTATATTGTCTATTGAAGGTGACGCTGTACAAATAGCTAATAACTTTTTAGAAGCTGTAGAACAAAATCAAACAGAAGTTACCTCTACATTGCTAAATGATGACGAGTATGTAAATAACTTAGCATCTTACTACATAGCTTCTGGTGGAGATATGGGTACAGCTATAACTAACTTTAAGAAAACAGATAAGTATGGTTCTATATTAGACAGACTTAATGTTACACAGGCACAAATAGATGCTGAACGTGCAGAATTTACTGACCCTGAGCAATTTGACAAAGATTTAATTACTTATACAGATTTATATAATCGTACAGCTAAAGCTAACTATGGTTCAGAAATACCTACAGTAGCTTTAAATTACTTAGCTGACCAAACAAGACGTGGTTACTTTACACAGCAAGAAGCTATTACACAGATACAAGGTGTATTTGACCCAGCTGCAGGTATTACTATGGACATAGGTTTAATTAATGCATTAGAAGGACAAAGTATTAAAACTACTACTGCTAAAGAAACTGAAGTACAAAATTTGTTAGATATGTACTTACCTAAACATTTACAAGGAGAGTTTACTGTAAGTGAAGTTGCAGGAGAAATGCGTAATAATTCATTGTATAAAGATATATTTATTAACAATCTTAAAGATAGAAGGTTTCAATTCTATGGACAATACGATAGAGATATTGCTTGGCAAACAATTGTAAATGCTAAAAAACAAAATGCATCAGAAGTTATGGGTGTTAATCTAAAAGATGATGACCCATTGTTAAACCAATTGATTACTACTAATGACTACGCTAAGGAGACAGAATTAATGAGACAAGTTGGCTTAGATAGAGGATATCAAAAAGTTAAAAATGATTTAACTAACGCAATGATGAGTACATTTGGTAGTGGTGTTGTAACCAGTAGGAGTTATGTAGGATAATGGTAGGACCATATAATTACGGAGATATAAGTATTACTGCTGGTCCACCAGAGTTTGTAAATGAACAAGTTACTATTTATAAAGACGGAGCAGTATCTACAGCACAAAAAGGTTTAAGAAGTGGTGAAACAGTTTCAGAGTTAAATAGAAAATTAGTTGAAGGTTGGAGTACAACTGCACCAGAAAGTACAGAATCTTCTAATCCACGTACTGCTAGTCAAGGATACAACTTAGCTACAACATTATTTGGGTTTATGCCTGAAGAAGTATTAAAAGCTTATTCTTCTGAGTGGGTTAAAAGTGGAGACCCTAATGTAGCCTTAGGTGCTACTAGACAAACTAAAGCATGGAAAGATAACTTTGGTAAGTTAATGCGTGATGATGGTTCGTTAGTAATGGATGAGCTTTCTTTTATGAGTGTTAAAGCTTCTTACAAACAAACACTTGCTGAAGTAGGTATTGCAGACTTTACAGACTTTGAAGATGAGTTTACTGATATGGCTACAGGTTATGAAACAGGTGACCCAGTATCTGCAGAAGAATTTCAAGTACGTGTAGATACTGTATATGCAGGAATTAAAGACCAAATACCTGAAGTAGAAAAACTATTTAGAGAAAGATACAACTTAACGTTAGACCAACCAACTATATTTGCTGCATTAATTAATCCTAAGATACAAGATAAAGTTCTTTTAGGAGAGATAGCAACTATACAGTTACAGGCACAAGCATCATCTAGAGGGTTTACTACATCATTTGCAAGATTTGATGAGCTAAGAAAAATGGGATTAACCTCAGCACAAGCAAGTCAATTGTATGAAGGTGCTGGAGGAATGATATCATCAGCTGCAAGTATAGGTAGAGATTTGAGTTTAGAAACACTAGAAGAAGCTACTTTAGGTGATGAAGCTTCTACTAAGAGACTTAGTCGTATTAGTGCAGAACTACAATCCAAACAAGGTATACAGTTAGGCTCTGCAAAAAAAGGTGACGAAGTTACTGGACTTATAGCAGATTAGTGTATAATAGACATTAAGCGTTGCGTGGTCCGCTAATAGACCTGCACTCAGCTTTCAAAGCCTACGTAGAAAGCTCGTATTAAAAACCGTAGAGTAATGGACTTATAGCTTGAAGCTACCAGAGAAATAAGTCAAGTGCATTAGGTAGCACCACGGTAAGATTCCTATGGTCTTATCTGACAGGTTAACACATAGTGGAGGTACAAAATGGAAGAATTTGATGCACCGCAAGAACATGGTGTAAAACAATTACGTGAGACTGTTGAACGTAAAGATGAACAGCTTAAGAAACTAGAAGCAGAATTGGCATCTTTTAAAGATAAAGAGCTAAATAATGTTTTTGGTAAGTTGGGATTACAAACAGACAATGGTTTCGGTAAAGCATTAAAGCAAGTGTATGATGGACCAGTAGACATTGAGTCTATTTCCCAGTTTGCTAAAGATGAGTATGGTTATGAAGCTACTACTCAAGTACAGGAAGAAGCACAATCTGTACCTGAGCCAGTGATTCAAGACGATGCAAGGTCTAGAGTAGCTGCACTTGATGCAAATTCAGTACCAGATGTACCTGCTGGCGTAGATGAGCAGTTAGCAAACATTCTAAAGAATGGTTCTGTTAAGGATTCCTTAGCAGCAAAGCTAGGGCTTATTGAAAACCAGAAAAACAATAAGTAATAATTTAATACGACAATTTAATACGGAGGTATATTATGTCAGCAATATCACTGACAAACAATGCAATTTACTCCCAGAAGATTAATAACTTTTCTGGTGAGTTATTCCGTGTAGGTGGTCAAAGAACTCCTTTCTTGTCAGCAACAGGAGGATTAAACGGAGGTAAGGTTTTACAATCTACTTTCTGGCAAATCCAAGCTGCTGATAGTGCTGTAGTTTCTTCTGAGCCAACAAAAGCTCAAGAAGGTGCGCAGCCAACAGAGTATCTTGGTAGAGATAGAGTCGCTTATACAGGCGTTACTCAAATCTTCCATAAAGGAATTAAGATGACCTACACAGCTATGGCAACTTATCAAAACCAAAATCCATTCGACTTGTCTGCAAACATTGCAAACAGCTCTGATGGTGATGGAACTGTAACAGCTGGAGATAAACTAGCACTTGCTGGTGGAAATCCAATTGTTGATGAGTTCGCAGAGCAAATGTCTATGGCACTTGAAAAAGTGGCTAGAGAAGTAGAGTGGTTCGCATTCAACGGTACATTCGCAGATGGTGCTAATACAACACCAGGTGCTGGTACAAGAGAAATGCGTGGACTTAAAGAGTATTGCGCACTAAACGCTAATGCTAACAATACAGTTGCACCTACATTTGTAGGCGGTAACGTACATTATTGTGATGCTGATGGCGATGGAGGTGGCGCAGACAAAGTACTTTCATGGGATTCAATCTCAGAAGGACTTAAGAGACTATATGATGCTCACGCACCAATGCAGTCTCCTGTACTTTGCGTTACTCCTAAGCAACTACTTGACTTAAATAAAGAACTACTACAGGGAACTGTTGGTATTACAGGTGCAATCATACCTAGAGACAGAAATGTTGCTGGTATAGATATTGACACTATTGTTACACCATTCGGTTCAATTGGTATGATGGTCATTGACCCTAATATCATGCCTGCAAATAGTGCATTTATTTTAGACTTTGCGTTTATACAACCAGTGTTCACAAATATCCCAGGATATGGAACAGTGTTTGTTAGAGACATAGACCAAGATGATTATGCAAGAGTATCTAAAGCTATCTACATGGAAATGGGATACGACTTTGGACCTCCTTCATATCACTTGCTATTCAAAGACGTAGCTTAAGAATATAGAAGTATTGAAGATTAGGGTGGGAATCCACCTCCTGCCCTTTTCTTCTGCTATAGTAAGGACAACATGCAATTACAAAAACAAGTTTTAATAGACGTTTCAGCAGATGCAACTAACTCATCTGGAGTACAATGTGATGGTTTGTTATTGTCAGGAATACAATTTCCTGCAGCAATGACTGGTACTGCATTAACTCTAGACTTTTCTTTTGATGGAAGTACTTGGGTAGATGTAAAAGAAACAGATGGTACTGAAGTATCTTATACAGTTTCCCCAGGAGACATGGTAAGAGTTGACCCTAGTGGTTGGGCTTTTGCTGCAATAGGTTTCTTAAGAGTAACATCTGGTAGTACTGAAGCAGCTGATAGACAAATTAATTTAATATTTAAACAAAGTTAGGGGTTATTGTGAGTGACACAATAGGCAACCTAGTAGACAGGGTATTTAGAGAATACCTAGAGCCAGCAGATAGTGTCGAATCTTATTCGTATATAACTAATACAGATTCTATTTCTGATAGTAAAACAGGATTAACAAGTTCAGGTACAACATTAAAATATGATGGTATCTTGTTTTCAATTGAAGAAGAAGATGCATTGGATGCTGGTGCAATTATAGAAGTAGGACAAGAGCTTATGTTTTCAACTGCTTTAAACACTGTAACTAATGAAATAACAGTAACTAGAGGAGCAAGAGGAACTACAGCTGCTGAACATGAAAATGGTTCTTTAGTTAAAATAGCTCCTGCATTTCCTCGTAAAAATGTATATGACGCTGTAGTAGACCAAATAGAAAACTTATATCCTACATTATTTGCTGTACAAACACTAGAACTTACATCTGCTACAGGTTATAAATTGTTAGGAACTTATGGTACTGATGGAGATAGTCATAATTATTTAGTTACTCCTATAAAAGCTATATCACAATATACAGACTGGCAAGCAGGTTCAGACCAAACAGGATTAACATTTAATAGTGTAGCTGTAGAAATGATAGATTTACCTAATCCATTTACCTGGACAGATGATACAGAAACATCTAGAACTAAAACATATACAACTGGTCCTGATGTAGTACATGCATTACAGTTTTATGGTATTAATGAAGGACATACTTGTTATGTAACTTTTAAAAAGAAGTTTGTTACACCTACAGCAGAAACTACAACATTAACTGCAGTAGGTTTAGAAACAGAGTATGAACCAATTATTATGTCTGGTGTTGCAGCACAAATGATTTCAGGTAAAGATATAAAAAATATTGACGCTAAATATATAACAGAACAAATAGCTGTATCAAATGCACCTATTGGTAGTTCTAATACAATTAGAAATAGTTTATTGCAGTATCAACAATTACTTATACAACAAGCTAGAAAAAATTTAAGAGCAAGATTTCCAGAAGCTGTATCAATAAACAACATTAATTATCCAGTATAATGCCTAGAGTAGCTAGTACTGATATTATTTCTAACCCTAAAAGATATGGATATGATGTTCGTATTGATACTACTTTATTAAGAACTGCTATAGGTCCTAATAGAGAAATGACTATACAATCTTCTGATGTACAATCAGGACAAAATGTTAATGTTAAACAAAATCCTGAAGATTTTACATCTAACTTAGGTCGTATATATTCAAGAAATAAATTTAACGCAGGTCAGGGATTAGACACAGCACATAGAACAGATGGTAAACCAGATGATGTTAATAGATTCTGGGATAGTAAAGGTATAGATGTATTTCATGGAGATGATGAAACTTCTTATCATATACATTTGCTACATCAAACTGCCGATGTAAATGTTAGAGGAGCAGATACTGCATTTGCTGGTACTAATAACTATATGACACAAACTACTGATGGAAAAATATGGGTAACTGACAATACAAGTGTTTATTACTCTACAGATGGAAATACATGGACTGAAGTAGCTAGTGGTACAAATAATGCAACACATAACTTTACAGGTATAGCTGCATTTGGTAACAAATTATTTCTTACAACAGCTAATGGAACATCGGGTTCGCAGTTAATTGAGTTTGATGGAACAAGTACTTGGAGTGTACGCACTACTGCACAGTCTAGTTCTGGTGGGTTAACAGGTGTATGGTTTGTAAAAAATAGATTATGGATTACAGGTAATGATGGTACTGCTGAGTATATATGGGAAGCTAGTCCTTTCAATAAATCATGGTCTAGTTCTGATTTACAAGATGCAGACAGCATAGTAGAAGTAGAACCTACACATGAGTTTACAGGTATTATTGATGGTGGTGCAGCAGTATTAGCTGCTAGTACAGATAGTACAGTATATTCTTTTAAACTTGTTAGTGGTTCTTTTGTAAACCAAGGACAAACAAAAATACCTTTTGAAGAGGTACATTCTATAGAAGCTACTGAAGGTATAGTATTTTTAGGTACTAAAGAAAGTACAACTAAGATAGGTAGATTATATAGAACAGAACTTGTAGCAGCTGATGACTTGTACGTACTAGCTAATAGACAGTTAATAAAAGAATGGGTTGTAACAGATGTAGATACAACACCTCACGCTATGTTTGTTAGTCGTGATAGTGTGTATATGGGTGTTAAAGAAGATACTAATGAAGTAAATTTGTGGCGATATTACCTACCAACAGGTGGTTTGGCTAGAGATTTACAAACAACAGGCAATGGTTTAGTGTATGGTATTACACAAACATCAGGTAAATTTATAATATCTGTGTCAGGAAGTGATGTATATAAAGAACAATCTACATATGAATCAGAAGGTTATCTAGTATTATCAGCAGCAGATTTCTTTACAGCAGAACAAAAACAATTTGTTGGTGCAGAAATATCTACTTTTAACATGCCTGAAAACACAGATGCTGAACTAAGATTTTCTAATACTTTTGAAGCTTTAGATAATGTTAATGATAGTAGTTTTTTATTAGCATTAAAACAAACTAATGGTATTGGAGATGAAGAAAAACAAATATCTGCTGTTTCTAGATATATTATTGGAAAAATTATTTTACGTTCATCTAATAATATAAATACTCCTAAAGTTAAATCTGTACAATTTCGTGCATTAGCTAGACCTGAGTTGGTAGTAGCACAGATACCTATAAATATTAGTGATAGAGTAGAAAGACCAGGTAGAAAACCTTTTAGAGTTAAAGGTCTTGGTGATGAATTGTATTCTGAATTACGTAACAAAGAAGGTAATTCAGTAACATTAGAAATATTTGAACCTAATGAAATTATTCGTGGTGTAATTGAACAAATAAGTTATCCTATACAATCTAACGAAGTACTAGGAAGTGATACTACATATGCTATAATCACAGTTCGTGGTACTAGACAACCTGTAATAACTACAGTTTCTAGTCAAAATACATTAGGTGTAGGAACATTAGGTCAGTTAAGATTTGGTGCATAAAAAAAATATGTTAGGATATAAATTATGTCAATATTAATAATACTGAAAGAAGGTGGTAGTTTAAGTATTGATACTATTGGTAATTTACCTATAGACGAAGATTTAGATTTATTAGCAGAGACAGTATATTCTGCTACAATAGGACTTGCTATGATGGGTCAGTCTGCATTTGGTAACAACACAACTGTAGTATCTGGAACACAAGCATAATGGAGATTAAATGACAAATACATTAGCAAACTTTAGTAACTTTTTTGAAACTACCTTAGATGGTAATGTTGGTGCATCAGATACTAACTTAACACTATCTGCAGCACCTACTTCAAATGGAACAAGTGCTATAGCAGCACCTTTTTATTTAGTAATAAATCCTGATAATGCCAAAAGAGAAGTTATCCTAGTAACAGCTTCTTCAGGAGTAACTATGTCAACTGTTACAAGAGATGTAGAAGGTAGACATTCTCCTGATATTGGTCATACAGATGGTGATATTGTTCGCATGGCAGTTGTTGGAGAAATGTTTGAAGACTTACACGATAGAATTAATGATGTAGCTTTAACAGGAGATGTTACAGGTACACTTACAAATGCAACATCAGCTGTAGCTACAACAATAGCTTCTAATGCTGTACAAGTAGGTAACATAGATTTCTTAGTTGATGAAGATACTATGTCTTCTGACTCAGCAGTTAAAGTTCCTACACAGCAATCAGTTAAAGCTTATGTAGATAGCGGTGCTACTACAATGTCTAACAAAATATTAAAAGATTATGCTGAAACAGACCAAGATGTTACTTCAGGTGCAACATTAACAATAGATTTAGCTAATGGTAATACAGGTTCAGTTACACTAGCACACTCTGTTACAGATATAGATTTTTTAAATGTACCTGCCGCAGGTATATCAACATTTACTTTGATTGTTACACAAGATGGTACAGGTTCTAGGACTATGGCTATCAACAAAACAACTGTAAATGGTCAAGCTGAAACTGCAGGTAAAACAGCAGGTGCTGCAGGATTAACATTAAGTACCGCAGCAGCTTCAATAGACATTGTGACTTTTATATTTAAAGATGCAAGTACTACAGTTTTTATAGTCCCACAACTAGCGTTTGCATAATGGCTCCGTTAGGTGCGGCTAGAGCATTAATCACTACAGGTGGTGCAGATTTAGGTAAATTAGAATTAATTGAAACTAAGAGTGCTAGTGGAAGTGCAGTAGTAGATTTTACTTCTCTTGGCTCTTATGAGGTACATTTTTTAACATACAATAATTTAGATACAAGTACTAACTCAGACTATACACAAATAAGATTATCTAATGATGGTGGAGATAATTTTGAAGGAGGAACAGCTTATCAAAGAGGAGTTCAGTATGGTGGCACTAATGGAGCTTTTGGACCAACTGTTAGCACAGGTACAGATAGATTTAGGTCTTTGGCTTTTTCTAATGCAGGTACACCCATGAGTGGTTATGTTTATTTTTATAACTTAGGGGATAGCACAAAATATAGTTTTATAACACAGCACAGTACAATAGGAACTATTTATATGTATTTTGGAGGACAAGTTTATGCAGTTGCTGAAACAATTAATGCTATAAGGGTTTTTAACAATAGTGCAGGTAATTTTACAAGTGGCTCTGTATCCCTATATGGAATTGCAGGAAGTTAGATTATGGCAGTAGGTAATTTAGAATTAATAAAAACAGGTAGTGGAACTTCTGTTAGTGGTTTAAGTATTACTGATTGTTTTAGTAGTAAATATGATGTCTATCAAGTTGTAATAGATACTATTAATCTAGCAAGTGCTGATTTATTTTTTAGGTTTATAAATGCAAGTGGTGTTGTATCAAGTGCTAATTATGATGATGCAGTTTTACTTATGAGAAGTTATGGTGCTTTTGCAGAATTTCCAACAGTAGGTGGAACATCACTTGGCTCAATAGGTTTTAGTGATTATACAGATAAAGGTGGTGCAACTGTTATAACTATATTTAATCCATTTAATTCAAGTTCTTACAGTTTTGCACAATGGCAAAATGCAGGTGCCTCAACTCTTGGAACACCTGCTAGAAAAGGAATTGGTGTTTTAAAAGTTGCTGAAAGTCATACAGGTATAAATTTTACTGCAAGTATAACTATTGCAGGTGTAAGTGCAAGTGTATATGGAGTTAAATAATGGCAGGTAGCTTAATAAAATTAGAAGAAGTAACTGTATCATCAGCAACAGCAAATGTTACTTTAGGAGATGATAAATGGGATACTTCTTATGATGTGTATATGGTTAAGTATAACAATGTTCAACCAGATACAGATGCTCAAAATTTAAATGTAAGATTTACTGTTAGTGGAACTCCAGATACTTCTAGCAATTATGATAGAGCTTTTCTAAGATTAAGTACTGCTGAAAGTTATGGAACTCTTAGTTCAACTGATGAGAATAAGCTAAGAACATCAGGGCAAAACTCTGGAACAGGAACAAGTGAAACTACCAATGGAATTTTATATTTATTTAACTTTAATAATGCAAGTGAATATAGTTATATAACATCAGAGGAAACAAGTTTTGGTGCTGATACAAATACAAGAGGTAATCAAGGTGGTGGAGTGCTAACTGTTTCACAAGCTTGTGATGGGATACAATTTTTATTTTCTAGTGGCAATATAGATAGTGGAACATTCACTTTATATGGTTTAAAAAAGTAATAGTAAAAGAAGTATGCTAACATAGGAGATATTATGGCAACAAAAGAAGAACTACAAACCCAAGCTGATGCTGAGATAGAGGCAGCAAAACCTTTATATGCACAGGTTAACAATGAGCGTAGAGAGTTTACTGATGCTGAGTATGCCCAAGCTAAAGTTGATTTAGGCAATAACAAATGGAATGAACAACAGTTTGGTTATATAGAAGCTAGACAAGAAGCTTATGGTACTATTGGTGACCAACTTGATATGCAATATAAAGATTTGGTAGATGGTACAACTGTTTGGAAAGACCACATAGCTAAAGTTAAATCAGACAATCCAAAACCTGCATAAATAATCTGTTATAATCGTCCTTATGGATTTTATAATCGGATTTTTATTAGGGTATTTTTTAAAAGAAATTAGTTCTTATCTTAAAAGATTAAGTAAATTGAGCTATGATAATTCCTATGATAAAGAATGGGACTGGATGTCGCATGAGGATTTACCATAAATGTCAAACAACAATGGCTATACACAAAAGGAACTTCTCAATATGGTTATTGAACGACTAGATAAAATAGAAGATAAGTTAGATTCTAAGTTAGATAAACAAGAATTTTATAAAGTATTAACGCTGATTGTAGCAATAGGTGGAGTTGTAGCAGCACTCGTAATGTAATGCTAAGACTCTGTCTAGCATTATTCTTATTAATACCTACCCCTGTATTCGCAGAAGAAGTACCTGGCGAAGTTACAATTCAAGAAGATTTTAGTGATAGTACTTATCAAGCAGGTTTAACTATAACTGGTGGTAATCAAACTGCATATATTTATACTAATGAACAAGATAGATATGGAACTACAGGTAACTCATTAGCAATAACAAGTGGTACTTATCTGTTTGAATTTGCAGAAGATGTATATGAAGTAGGTTTTGTTGTAGGTGCAGTAAATAATGCCTGGTCTATTAAGTGGTATTACGCTGATGAAACAGATGAAACTGTAAATAAAAATGCACAAAGCAATTCAAACTTAGATACTATGTATGAAACTATTTACAAGTCATACACTGATTACAACGCTGTAGCAGAAAACACAGATAAATTTATTACAAAGTTTGAAATTATATTAACTGATATATCTGTATTAGATACATTGTACTGGCAATATGTAGATGAAAGCACTATTCCTACTACAACTACTACTACATCTACTACAACAACTACTACATCTACTACTACTACAACTGTACCGCCTCCGCCTCCACCACCTCCACCACCACCTCCTACACCTGAAGAAATTATTGTTGATGTAAAAGTAGAAGGTGTTGATAAGACCTATACACAAGCAGATGTTAATGATGGGACTATTGAGCGTGACCAGGAGCGTGTAGACAATGAAGCTGAGTACGGTTGCTTTATGACTAACGCACAAATAGAGCGTGGTGATTGTGATATACCTGAACCTATTGAAGAAGAAATTATAGATGATATTATAGAAGAAGATGTTGTTATTAAAGAAGATATTGTTAAAGATAAAGAAGATGTGGATGTCATCATTCCTGAGGATGATGTTGTTATACTCGACCCACCTAAAGAGGAAACAGTTGAAGTCGAAATACTGGAGTTTGAAGAACCGCCTATTAAGTTTGAAGTTATTGAATTTGATTTGGAAGACATTGTCCCCGAAGACGTGGTGGAAATACCAATACCAATTGAAGTTGTAGAAGATGAGCCAATTAAAGAAGATATACCTGAAGTTTTGGAAGAAGATACTCCCGACACAACGTTACCTCCTGTGGAGATTAAACAAGAGAGAGAAGAAATAGCTGAAGTTGTAGAGATTATAGAAGATATTATTGTTGAAGAAGCTACTGTTGAAGAAGTTGTTGAAATACTAGAACAAGTTAATGACATTGGTGTACAGAATTTAAACCAAGCTACTGAAGAAGTACAAGAGGTAGTTCAAGCTGTTGTTGAGGAAGCTATTGCAGATGTTGAAGAGCTTACTGAAGAACAGGTAGAAGTTGTCGCTGAAGTACTACAAGTAGAAGCAGAGGATGTAGCTATTATTGCTGAGTCTGTTAAAGATGATGAAGTTATAGCTGAAGCTGTAGAAGAATATGTTGAACGTGCTGTAGAAAATGCAGACGTTGAAAACTATACATTAGCTGATGTTGTAACAGAAGTACAGTTTGAAACTTTTA